TCACCGGTTCTTACAGTCATTAGTATTATCTATAATAATTGCGGAAAGTGAAGCATTATTAATAGAGGTAATAGCTCTTATTGGAATAACCGGTACTGATGGATCGTGTGGTTCAGATGCAATTCTTACTACAGTTGTAACAACGCTGTATGTGCAACATTCGTCATCACATATATCACAGTCACAAGCAAAGAATGAGAATGTGTCACTAGCATTAATGGCCTTTAATCGCGAAAAGGTCCAGACAGGTCCGACGGGAATAGGGTGTACCTGACCTTTGCAAATCTTGAATATCTGAAAGTTAAGTGTGAGCGCATTAGCTGTGGATGTGATGTCACTTGTAAATTCAAATTTAATACAAGGATTTCTAAAATCCTTCGCATCAATGCTAAGTGTAGTGAGAGTAAAGCTGACACCAGCCTTGGTATTGTCCGGAAGAACTACAGACCCTGAATTACCACACTTTAACATTGTCCTATTTGGAGCGAGATTTTTTTGATGGGGTTCGCACATAGAATTATACCACAACGCTCCATCCTGATCCGGCATAAGCGTTACCGGCTCTGTTGCCATCTTACCCTCGCTATCCAGGCAATAAACCTTTCCGGATTCCGCGATCAGAGTCCCCTTGAGCATGACACCATCCGCGTTGAGAAAATACCAGCCGCCCTTGTACTTATACCATTTATTAGTGATCATGATTCCCGCGCCGTCAAACCAGTACCACAGGTCTTTTTCTAAGTCATGGTGCCAGTTATTCCGAACGCACTCCCCGGTATCTCCATTGTAGAATCGCCAGCCTTCGTCCTCCTGTTTCCACCCGGATTTCTTTACGGGAGCCGATACCAAAGCGGCCTTAAACGCATCCCAGGTATGTTGTGTTTGATTGTAGACGTAAGGGTTCGGGCAGATCTTCCCTGTTACATCATGATGACGTATTACCCGGTCCGCAGGTATGTTATATTTTGCCATCAGCTCCTTGGTAAGCTCAATGGCTGCCCGAACCGTAGCGTCCTCAAAATACCAGTCCCGGCTTGTGTCTGCCAGATTTCCACTGCTATTTCTTACACACATTTCAATTCCCAGGCTATTTGCATTCCGACATTCTGGGTGAATGTAGGTTTTTGCCCCGCAGTGCCATGCAATATCCTTTTCCTCAACGGATTGCCAAACTTCCCCGTCAAACCCAACATAATAATGGGCACTGGCCCCAATGTACTGGGAAGCGTAATATTTGCAATTTGCTTCTGCGCCTCCGAGAGCCCCTACATAGTGGATTACAATGTACTTAATTCGGTCTGCAGTACCGGTGGAATAATTATAAGGTGTTAATAATTTCTTGATCTGCATAGTTACCTCCAAAAAGAAAAAAGGCCCAGGATCACCCAGGCCCGAAAAGTAGTGGCATTACAACCTCGTTGCGATATCGCAACAGATTATTCGGTTAATTCCGGCAGCCCTGCCACCGACGTGAGCAGGGATAGGATTCCGGCCACTGCCGCCGTGGATCCTACCATAATCCAGTTTACTTCTGACATTAGCGCTGTTGTTCCGATGGCTGCAATAGCCGTCTGAGCCATAGTCTTTACTGCCCTAACCCCCGCAGGTTTTGCCCATTTCCTTAAGTATTCCTTATTCATCTATTCTTCCTCCTTTTTTTCTGTTGGCAATGCCATGATTTCCTCATATAATTTTGTACCAACGCCGTTTCCTTTGAGCGCATGATACTGCAGATAGATATCTGCTATTGACTGTTTTACATAGATGGGGCAATACTTTAAATCTTCATGATATTTGTTGTACGTGCGAATGATTTCTGCCCTCAACAATGCCCTTACCCCATTTCTACTTGCCATCACTTGCGTGTATAGATATATTAAGGCCGGGAGGATTACTGATGAAGCAACCCAACCCGGCCATGACATTTTTACATACTCCAAAAATTGTATCGTAACAACCGCCTCCCTAAATTATTTTGTAATGCGGTCGATCTTCACCAAACAACCAGTATCTCATCCAGTCATCAAGTATAATTCCTGCCAGGCATACAGGCAGCCAGATCACGCAAAATAAGGGGCAGATCTGCCCCATGACGTTACCCAGGAGATGGCTATAATCCCATATCCCCCACCCAAGCCAGGTATTAACTATGCAACCAGCTAAAAATTCAAGGGCAGTCACAAGCACATCGCCAATCAGTATTTGCTGATATAATGGCACCTCCCATGGGATCACTTGATTGATAAGTCCCAAAGTTACAAAGCAGATACCGCCTAGTACAAACATAGTCCAATGAGAATATCCTCGGAATGCTAGTTCTATTCCTATGTAAATAAGTCCTCCTATAAACCAGAGGAATATATATTTAAAAGCCTTCTTCATTACTTCCCACCTTCTTTCTGATCTGCATTGGAGACGATCTGCGCCAGATATGTTTTGAGAACCTCTGTCTGATACGCTGCTGGTATATCTAATCCATACGCGATCAACGACACCTCTTCAATTGTCTGGCACCCTTCAATCCACATATTAAGAGCGTTACAATACGTTGTTTGATAGCTCACATAATATATAGCAGTTTCGATTATGATCTGCATATCCGTCGCCGAAAAGTATTTGCAGGGTTGACCGTCAGCGTGATATTCCACTTCTGTGGTGCCGGCCGCTATCTGTACCTGCTTACCGAACAGATTAAGCTGATCATGTTCGGTAAGGGAGAAATGTCCAATACTCCCGTCAGAAAACGTTACATCAATTCCATTAAAAATTGTTTGCTGGCATGCTGTAGAGACTTCCTGCTTTTTCAGTCTCTTGACTTCTTCCAGTGTGGGTATATATGGCTCTGGGGGAACCTCGCTCGAGACCTCTGGTTCCGTATAAACACTCCCGTCGTTACTCAAATACACGGTACGCCCCTGATCTCGGTAAATCGTCGAATACCCTCGAAAAGTACAACATTCAATTCCTCCTATGTTGTACAGGGTAATGTCCCCAAAAGCAGCCGGTACAGCACCATCAAAAACAATCTCTATTATGTTTGTACTTATCGGCCGGATGCTATCGATTTTAAATCTTGCATCATTATTACCAATCTTAATTTTTTCCACGTTTTAATACTCCTTTCATTGTTTTATATATATAAAAGGCCCTTTTGGGCCTTGAAATTTCTTACTTATTAAAATAGTGATTTACTGGATAAAATTGCTACAATAAATAGCAATTTGAATGATGTAAAAAACGTATCTTATTCAGTGGGTAGTGGTATTGATGCCAATAGTTGCTCAGGAGGAATTATATATCTGCTCAAAAAGAATTCACTGTGCCAAATCCGAGGTTCTATAACCATCATTGCTGCTTTGAATAATGACTCAAGTAGGTCAATATTTTCCCCGGAATTTAATGGCCAAGCTTATTCACCTATACCCGATGGAATGCTATTGACTTATCACGTAAGATATCAAGATATCACCGGTTACTTATCTTACGATGCGACTACAAAAACATTTAGGCTGTTTAACTATAGTGGAAAAACAATATCAGCTAATTCCTTCATCGAAATATGGGGCAGCTATGTTTCTAATCTTTAAATGATCATTTGACTTTAATAGCTATCAAATAATTAAAACGAGGATCAGCGGTTATGTTTATACCATTGACCTCAGTCGTTTGTGCATAAGCAAATATATCTGTATCACTTGAAACATCTAATATCGTTGTTAGGTGCGTAGATCCTTTACTGGCCGATACAAGAGTCTTGTCATTTCCGATACGAATACCTATCTGTTGAAATTTAGATGGTTCGCCAGTACCAATATTAAGTACAACAACATACTTTCCTTTTGGTATCCTTATACCACCGGATAGGACCACTTCAGTTGTGCCAGGGGCACCTGTTACTCCATTAGAATATATGGCTCCAATATTAGTTAAATCACTATTTCATTTATATAAAGGACAAAAAATACGCAGCTTAAGCATATTTTCTGAAAGATTCCCGGACATTTTGTTCCTTAATCGTACAGTAAAGCATAGTTGTATCAAGTTTTTCGTGTCCCAGGAGCTCTTTTACCTCTTCAATATGCATACCTCTGGACAAAAGCTCTGTTGCGATGGTCCGACGAAACCGGTGCGGATGAACATTCTTAACCCCCGCCTCTTTCCCCAGTGCTCGCAGCATAAATTGAACTCCAGCAACTGTTAGTCGATTATGTGGAGCTTTTAGGCTCACAAATAATGGCCTGTCCTGAAGTTCTTCTTCAGTCAGCCCCTCTTCTTTCATCCTATCCCGAAGATACCGCTTTAAATAAAACTTTGCATTATCAGTCAGATAAACTTTCCGCTCTTTGGATCGTTTACCATATACTATGGTCTCCTGTTTGCCCATTTCGATATCTCGCACATTTAGAGAAACAATTTCCGATACCCGGACACCAGTGGAATACAGAAATTCCATCAACGCCCGGTCCCTAAGTCCACAACAATTTACACGCAGCGCTTCCATCTCCTC